GCCTACCTCCGTGCTCGTGCACCGCAGGCAGGTGGTGCCGCCTGTCGTCCGGTCGATCTGGAGGCGGCAGCGCGGCATTGGATGTACAGTCGTGCCCTGCCAGACCCAGTGGCACGCGTAGTGGAACAGACCGGAGTGATCGATCGGCTGGCATGGACAGTGTCCGAGGATGTGCGAATGAAGGCAGGGACCTGGTGGTTCCGTCGTGCTTTGCATTTGGTCCGCATGGGCGTCACTCCTGCCGAGGCAGGAAAGTGGCTGCCAGACGGCGAGTATGGCGAAATGGCTGCCAGGTGCACATACGGCTCCCCCGCAGTGGATGGCCTGTTGCACCTCATGAAGGTGCGGCCGTCGATCAGCGGGGTCATCAACGCTGTGTGCCAACTGACGGGAGCCCTGGGCATCTTGGGATGGCTACTCGGTCTGCCAATCGCCGGGGACGCTATGTCAGCGGTATTCGGAGCTCTGAATACCACCGGTGGTTGGGCAGCAACGACAGTTGTGATGTCGGCCTGGTCAGCTTCCCAGCTCTACGACATCGCTGGCGTGCTCGGAAATCTCTTCAAAACGGTGACAGCCGGGAACACACCGACCAACCCTGGTGGCTGGCTCGCAGCGTTGTACGATGTGCTGGGCGTGCGCCTTCGAGCGTGAATTGTGGGGCTTGTTTGCGTAACGAGCACCAACTGCCTGGTTGCAGAAAGGTGGTTTTCACGCCGCGCGCAAAATACCCCGGGGCACGTTGGGGTGACTGCGATGGCAACCCAGTGGATGCGGCCTTCACCTCCATGCAACCTGACGACTGGTTTAGGGCGTTTCCAGCGCATGAGCGCAGGATGGAAGCGCACTTCGCCTTGGTCACACAACGGTGTGCGTTCTTGGGGCCTGGGATCCCGTGTCGTCGGCTGCCGTTGGCGCCATCAGCGACGAACAGGCGGTACGCCACGCTATTCCAGCAAGAGCCACTTGCATGGACCGGGTATGTGTCCGCTCCAACGGAGTATAGGGGCCATAAGCCGGGAGTGGGGGTTGTCACCACCGTCGGTGACATTGTTGCCGAGCGTGCGGGAGTGGTCAATCCTCTCCAGCGACCTGGGGCCGACCGCCCCATGATGTTCGACATGTTGCCGGATGATGACCCGCTGGTGGTGCCGCCTGTGCACGTACCGGCATGTTCCGCAGCGGACATGGCTAACGCCACTATGTTCAGGGTCGCCAAAGAGGCCATGCCAATGCTGGGCGC